AGAACATTGAAGCCTTGCTGCAAATAGGATGCCGCAAAGTTGGACAAGAACAAAGTTTTACCTGAATTGGTTGAACCGAGTAGGATGTTCAATGTGCCAGGCGTGACACCGCCTTTGGTGATCTTGTTCAGAAGTTCAATGTCAAATGGTAGGCGCTTTTCTTTCTTATGATAGTATTCAAATCTTGCTTCTGCATCATCAGAAAAATCATGACCGATGTTTGTGTCAAAGGAAACAGAGAGAGCATCCTTGAGCAATTCAGGAATTGCTCCTTTTCCTTTGGACTTCTTTTCATCGGTGATGATTGAAATCGATTCACTGACTGCAAGATAGATTGCACGTTCCTTGCACCATTCTTCCGTGATGTTGATGAGCCAACCTGTTGTCACATCCTCTGAGAATTCCTGTTGAATATCTTCCCATAAACGAATCAACTCTTTGAGGTCATCCTCATTCAAAGAAGTATCTTTACTTGCCTCATATTCAATTACATTTTCGGTAGGAAGTGTATTGTATTCATTGATGAAATTTGCAATATAACGAAAGATTGCTTTTTCAACTTTCTCTTCAAAATAATCTTCACGAATAAATGGCAATACCTTGTTTACATATTCACGATTAGTTGTAAGTTGCTTCAGCAGAAGTTTGATGTTCATTTGCTCCCAGTTGGTATAGGTTAGAATAATTCATCAGGATGTCAAAGACAAGACCACGCACAGTTGTATCAAAATCTTCTACATTCACAGTTGATTCCTCATATGTTTCTGGGACATCAAGAAGATTGATTTGAAAATCTAAACGAAGTTCTCGATCTTCGACTTCCTTTTCATCACTCACAAGGCAAAGTTCACCTTGTTCATTTTCATAAACAAGGCGCAAGTTCTCAATTCCAAAACGAAATCCATTATAAGGGCCACTCTCAATGAGAATTGACACTAAGAAGTCTTTATTTTCCTGAACTGAATATTTCAATTCTTCAAGGTCATCAAGATTCACTGGTCTCCTCATCGAGAGTTTCAACGAACAATTCTTCCTCTTCTGTCTTACCATAGGAGAAACGTTCCTTGACCTGAACATTCAATTGTTCGAGCACACTTGGTGTGAAAAATGTATCTGCTTCTGCCATGATTTGTTTCTCATATAACTTTCTACCATCTGCAGTTTCATAACGATGCCCAACACGTTTGAAAATTCCTGCTTCTTCCGCAATCGGCAGCAATCCATGATAGCGATTCAATCCTGTCTTGAAACTTAGATAAAGTTCTGCTTTACTGTTTTCGATTGTAAAGCGAGACTTTTCTGCTCTTGCTGTAATGATATTACCAATTTGACTTGTTCCATCCTTTTCTTTGCGTTTTGTTAGGAAAAGAATTGTTGAACTGAAGAACTTCAATCCAGAACCACCTGACATCTGCTTGCCGGAATAAGCAGAAATTGAATCATAAATGTGATTGTTAACGATCAAGGAAATCTTTGCTTTCTGCAGTTCGAGAGCCAGGACGGTCATTGCAGATTTGATCAATTTCGGTCTTGTCATATCTACAACTTCTTTTTCATTCAATGTATCATCAACTGTTTTCTTTGTTGTCAGACCACCAAGAGAATCTAAGACCATGATGACAGGAACTTTATCCTCTTCATCCGCCTGATTATATTCATTCAACCATTTGAGAGTTTCTTTCCTAAAATCTTCAACAGTCGCAACGGGAGAATAAACAATTCGTTCATAATCAATTTTTCGATCTGTGAACATTTCTTTTGTGATTGCATTTTCTGTATCATACCAAATCACATGCCCGTCTTTGTGTTCATTGAGAAAATTCTTGACAACAGAAAGAGCAATGAATGTCTTACCGGTTCCGGGATCCCCAGCAAGCGATGTAATTTTTCCTTCTGGTACACCTTTGAAGAAGTCACCAGTGATCAAGGCGTTCATCATGTAACTGCCTGTATCATAGAATCGCTGAGGATCCGAACTCAATGGCGTTTCATCGATCAACTTCGCCATTTCATTTCCAACTAACTTACTATAATTCTTGAATAATTTTGATGCCATAAATTTGTCCTTTGATAGTGTTGCGAAAAGTCTTTTCGAGTATATCAGAAATTCAAAGGAATGTCAACTTAAAAATAGCTGAACAGATCTTTTTTCTTCTCATGCTGCCAGCCAATCGGCTTGAGCATGATTTCAAGAGGAGAGAGGAAAGCTTTTTCGAATTGCTTATTATAGTCAACGATTTCATGAAGATTCAATTCCTTCGGAAGTTTTGAGATGAAGCCAATGACATTCTCACCAGTGATTTTCTCATCACGCAGGAACACATATTTCATCTTTGAGCCAGATTTGATTTCATTGTAATAGAGGACCAAACCATGTTTGCGAATCAGGTAGTTGTAGGAGATGGCTGCACGAACATGAATCGGACATCCTTTCTTGTGCAATGAGCCTGTACCGAAAACACCAGCATGAAAGTTTTCTTCTGTATCTGCATTATAATACTTGTGCAAATCTGAGATGCCTTTCGGAAAGGCAATCTCATGAGGCTCAAAGGAATTCCATTCTTTTCGAAAGTTCTCGACATATTTGACCAAATCATCTTCTGTTTGATAGAGAATAATCTTGGCGCAATCTGTCAAGGACTTGCGACAAACATTTGGTGTTGCTGCTGTCTTGACGGCTTCAACGCCGGTCATCTTCAACTGCGGTTCTGCATAATCAACACCTTCAAAATGCACAAGAGAAAGAATATATTTCTTCTTTGCAATAAAGACACCAGAACCAACTGCCTCAAGTTTCATTGAAAGTTCAGGACGATAGACATTGAGATATTGATTGAACTCATCAATGGCTTGATCGATCTTCTCTGTCAGCTTGCTATAGCCAATTTTCTTTGCTAGTTCCAACTTCTCTTCTTTCGTCTTGTCCTTTGCAAGTTTCTCAATGATTGGATCTAATTGAAAGTATTGACTATCTGTATCACCATAGACAGTGAATGTTTTTTCTTCATCAAACTTGAAGGTCTCATTGAGATATTTCTTGATGTATCTTTCAACAAAACGATTTGCCGCCTGTGCTGAGAAGGTGATGGCTTCCGCCAATCGAATATCATAGAAACGAAAGTGCTGAAGTCCACAAATGCCGAAGAAGGAGTTTGCAGCAACTTTGGTCACCATCTGCTTGTTGTTGAATGCAACTACAAGTCTCTGACATTCTTGAATTTCTTCAGGACTACTACCAGACTTCTTGAGAGTTTCGATTTGTTTCTTATTCTCTAACATCTTGGTTTTATAATCTTTTCTCAAGTCAAGCATTCTTGCGACAAGAGCAGGAATAAAACCCATCTTTTCTTTTGTGAATCTTACGCCATTTGCTGCAACAACAAGGTCACGTTCATAATCATTCGAAAGATCCACTTTACGACCAAGAATATCTTCAATCGAAATCTCACTTTCATCGACAATACATTCGGGTGAGATGTTGAATGCCATCATCACAGAAGGATACAGAGAAGTGAAGTCAAAAGAAACTACTTGCTCTGCTCTTTGAGGAATCGGCTCAAAGACAAAAGCACCACCGAACTTCTCGGATTTGGTGTTCTTTTTCTTTGCAATCGGATTGACAATCTTTTGCTCAAACAAATAATTTTGAATGATGTTTTCCCAATAGCGCATGGGTGAGAAAATATCTTCAAAGTTGACCTTTGAGAAATAGGCAAGACCTAATCCAATTTCCATCAGTTTCATTTTCTGATCGAGCTTCTCAATCAATTCAGTATCTTGAATATTATAATCAAGAAATAATTGAAAGTCTTTCTCATACAACTCAAAGAGATTATCATAATCTGAAACATCAGTCTTACGGTCACCAAGTTCAATGTTTGCGATATAATCAAGCTTGTAAGATTCTTGATTAGTGAAAGTGAACTTCTTGTAGAGTGCAAGATAGTCCATTTGAGAAAGTCCCTTGATTGAATAGATCAAATCAACATCATCATAACGGTTCTTCTTCTCATAGGAATGAACCATACCATAGGGAGACAATGAACGAAGAGATTTATTACCAAAGAGGTTTTCAATTCGTCGACAGATGTAGGTGATATCAAAGTTTGAAACATTCCAGCCAGAGATAATATCAATCTCACTTCTTTTCCAAAATTCAAGAAAATCAGATAATAGAAGTTCTTCATGTTCATATAGCTTGACACGAATGTCTGTTCTCTCATTTTCATAAACGGACTTAGCGTTGAACTTGAGAGCAAAGACATTTGTGATACCGTTCATTCGAATTGAAATTGCATTGATGGGATAGTCGGCATCTCTAGGCTCAGGAAACTTTCCATCATTCGCATAAACCTCAATGTCAAGATAGGCGATGTTGATTAGATTCATGTCAAAATCAATATCATATTCAAAGTAGCGATAGATGAAATCGAATTCAAGTTTAGGATTTCCTGAGAGTTTTTCTTTGGACAGATCGTCCATGTTGCTGATTTTTTTGCGATAGTCCGCAATTGAATCACAGGGAACCTCGGCAAAGGTTTCTCCTGTCAGTGAACGAAATTCACCGTTTCGTCTTGGTAGGAAGTAAGAAGGCGCAAACTTGATTTTGTTTTGTTTCTTGACGCCCCTCTCAACATAACGAACATGAATTTTTTCACCAATCAAAGACACATTTGTATAAAACATGTTTCTCCAGATATAAGGTCGAAAAGAGTTTTCTCAATTGTATCAGACCTGAAAGCAAATGTCAAGAAATTTATCCGAGTAATGTCTTTCCGTTGCTTGATACTTCAGTTGCATGAAGAATTGTATGTGTGCTTTGAAATCCATTTCCTACGTTTGAGACTAGATTTGCATAGTCTTCCATCATAACATTAATTTCATTGTAATGAAAAGAAACTTTTTCTGACTTGAGTTGCAGAGAAAACAAAAACTTTTCCTTGTCATCTGCACTTGGCTCAACGGAAAGAATTTGAGTTTCATTGTAAGTTTTATCCCAAGATGAATTGTCATCAATGGGAACGGTGATTCGATGAAACATGGTTACCTATTCGAAAAGAGAGAGAATTGATTTTTGCTCACGATATGGATTTTGTCCGAAAGTCCAAATCGGTTCTGTATAGATTTGTTCTTTTTTCTTTTGACCAACATTCATGTTTTGAGACATTTCGAATCCAGCAATACCTACGAATTGATCTTGATAGCGTTTGACCATTGGATCGCAGATGAACACACGATTCTTATCAATGCCAATGTCCGTGATGTTGATCATTGTTGTTTTTGATTTTGGTAGCAATTGATCCATAATGCAGTAGAGAAAATCTTCAAGCCAAGCTTCGCCTGTTTTGTAGCGATTCCAGGATTGATTTCCTTCTGCCTTTGAATCTTTTCCGTAAAGTTCTTTGTTGAAATATGGTGGTGAAGAAAATGTAAGATCGATATCAGGAATTTCTTGATAGTTCAAATCTTCTGCGGGTAAATTATAAATGCGAACATTCTTGATTCCTTTGACTTCGAAACAATTCTTTTTCTCGACAACTTTTGGATTTACATTGCCAAGCCACTTCTCATACTGCAAACACATCTTCTTGTAGATTTCAAACATATTGAGATTTGGGTCTGTACCGAAATAAGACTTTTTGTTTGACAAATAAAAACCTGTCAATCGATCACCCCAACCACAAGAGATGTCAAAGATTGTTTCTCCTGAAACGGTGTTGTAAAGATTCTTTGCGGTGTTCACATTGAACTGAGCAGCAATTTGTCCTGCATGTGCAAAGAAACTTCTCAATGATTTTTCATTCAAATGTTTTACACCGACTCGACGCATCGTATCCATCAAGCGAGAAGTTCCATGCTCTTCTGTCCAGAGAAACGTTGGACTTTCCTTGTTGATGATTTCGCATTTCAACCGCTCACCTTCTGCGAAATAATTTGAGATTGCATTTGGTTGAACATATTTCGGAAAATAGCCAAGTGTATATTCATCATAATCATATTCATATTTTTTGCTATCCGTCAAACGATGAATCAAAGAGCCGTTCAAATGATTTGCATGAACAAATCCAGACCTTGACCTACGACTGAAGGTCATGAAAAGTTGCTGAATATGATCAATCGAATTGTTTGAACTT